TGCTTTTAAGAAGTTTAAAGAAGGTACGTTGCCAGATGATGATCCTTTTGGATACATGGCACAGTTAGCTGGGTACGAGGCTGCTGAAGGTACTTCTGATGGTGGTTTCTTAGCTATCAACAAAGAGTCAGGAGAGCTTTCTTTGTATAGGCCGGGACCGTTTAGTAAACCTAATATATCTGCTAGAATTTCTAGCGTTAAGGATTACTTAAAGCTTGATGAGCTTCCTCCAAAATGTTATGCTGACGTACCTGATGGTAAAAGTGGTAATAGAAGAATCTCTACTAATTGCAATTACTGCCCGTATAAAAATGAATGTTGGGCTGACGCTAATAATGGTAGGGGTCTTATCGCTTATAAGTATGCTTCAGGTGTTAGATACTTCACAAGAGTTGCTAAAGAGCCTAAGGTAGTTAGACTTGAACAATAAAAAACTAAAAGAGATTAACAGGCACACTGAATCACTTTTTAAAGAGTGGGTCAAGACTCTGTTACCTGAAGAAGAAGCTTTGAAGGTTGATGATGCTAACTATCGTGATCTTGTTCCTGATGAATACCATGCTCTTGTAGAAGGAACTCTAAGACTTTCTCCTAATTCTCCTAGATGGATTAAGAAGAAATTAAAATCTATTATTAAAAATAATCCTTCAGTGGATATAAAATCTTTTACGCTGGAAGATCTAAATGCCTGAAGATGATAGTTCAATGACAGTAGATCATTTTATAGTGATGCTTGCTAATAAGATAATGATGCTGAACACAGAACTAGATTATGATGATCTTATCATCCTTAAAGAATTTTTAGATAGGAGGCTATCATCGCTACAAGAAAAACTGCATTAAGGAAAGCTAGAAAGAAGCGTCCTAAAAGATTTAATACTACATATGATTCTATGTGGGAAGCTATTCTACATGAGTCAATACTAAAAGATTGGGATCATCACGTAAATAAAATATCGTATGTTGTACAGCATACCTACGAGCCAGACTTTGTTAGAAAGATTGGAAGGAAAACAATCCTACTTGAATCTAAAGGCAGATTCTGGGATCATGCTGAGTACACTAAATACATCTGGGTTAAAAAGAATCTTCCTAAGAATACTGAACTTGTGTTTTTGTTTGCTAATCCTTCTGCACCTATGCCGGGATCTAAAGTTAGGAAAGATGGTACAAAGAGATCTCACGCTGAGTGGGCAGGAGCTAATGGTTTTAGATGGTATAGTGAAGAATCTATGCCTACCAAATGGATAGACTGCTCTGCCAGAGAGACAGAAGATTTCAAGAAACGTAATGATAAAATAAATTTGGAGATGGAATGAGCATTAATAATATTAAACCCGGAGAATGGGATTCGTTAAGAAACGATTACGGTAAAGCCCCTTTACATCATAATTATGATATGGTTAACAAGCCTCCCCACTATAATAAGGGTGGCATAGAATGTATTGATGGTATCAAGGCAATGCTTTCTACAGAAGAGTATATTGGATACCTTCGCGGAAACTCTCTGAAGTACCGTTGGAGGTATCCCTATAAAAATGGCGTAGAGGATTTAAATAAAGCTGCGTGGTACGAAAAAAAGTTATTGGAGCTTTATAGTGAAGAAGAAACTAGAACGTAAAGAGGAGCGCCGAGAACGATACAATTGTAAGCAGTTTAAGGGTAAACCTTTAAAAGCTCAGAAAAATTTTAAGCGTTTAAAGACTCAACAAATTCAAGAATTAGAGGCTCAAGAAGATATGAAGGATGCAGACTAATGGATCAATACCAACACTATATCCATAAAAGCAGATACGCACGTTACTTAGATGATGAGAAGCGTCGAGAAACTTGGAAAGAAACTGTAGAAAGATATATTAATTTCTTTAAAGAAAGAAATCCTAATCAGTTTGAAATTGATTGGGATGATCTCTATGCTTCTATACACAGCCATGATATTATGCCTTCTATGCGCTGTATGATGACAGCAGGAGATGCCCTTAACCGTGATAACGTAGCAGGATATAACTGTTCTTATCTTCCTATTGATAATCCACGCTCTTTTGATGAGCTAATGTATATCCTCCTAAATGGTACAGGAGTTGGCTTCAGTGTAGAAAGAGACTACGTTACTCAGCTACCAGTAGTTGCTGATAGCTTTCACGTAACAGAGTCAACCATTGTTGTGTCTGATAGTAAGATTGGCTGGGCCTCTGCTTTCAGAGAGCTTATTAGCCTTCTGTATGCTGGCAAAGTACCTAAGTGCGATTTAACTAGAGTACGTCCAGCAGGAGCTAGGCTAAAGACTTTTGGTGGCCGCGCTTCAGGTCCAGAGCCTTTGGCAGATTTATTTAATTTTACAGTAGATCTATTTAAAGTCGCTGCTGGCAGAAAGCTTACGTCTCTTGAGTGCCATGATCTTGTATGTAAGATAGCTGACATTGTTGTAGTAGGAGGAGTACGTAGGTCTGCTTTGATTAGCTTGAGCAATGTCACAGACAACCGTATGTCTAATGCTAAGAATGGTGAGTGGTATTTAACTAACGGTCAGCGAGCCTTGGCTAATAACAGTGCTGTTTATTCTGAGAAGCCAGACTTTGATACTTACGTAGGTGAAATGAAGCGTCTATATGAAAGTAAATCAGGAGAACGTGGTATCTTCAGTCGTGTAGCAGCTAAGAATGTGGCTGCTAGAAATGGTAGAAGAGATACGGATCACAAGTTTGGTACTAATCCTTGCTCTGAAATCATTCTTAGACCGTATCAGTTCTGCAATCTTTCAGAAGTTGTAGTAAGATCTACAGATACGAAGCAAACTCTACGGGTTAAAGTGCAGCGTGCTACAGTTCTAGGAACTTTACAGGCTACCTTGACAGATTTTAGATACCTTCGTAACATCTGGAAGAAAAACACTGAGGAAGAAGCTCTTCTTGGAGTCTCCCTAACAGGTATTATGGATTGTCCTCTTACCAATGGTAGTGCAGGAGAAGTAGCTACCGCTAGATTCTTATCTGAGTTGCGGGAGATTGCTGTAGAGACTAATAAAGTTATGGCTAAGGAGCTTGGTATTAATCAATCTACTGCTGTAACTTGTGTTAAACCATCTGGTACTGTATCTCAGTTAACTGACAGTGCTTCTGGTATCCATCCCAGGTTTAGTGACTACTATATCAGGACTGTACGTGCAGATAAGAAAGATCCACTGGCAACTGCTATGATCTCCTTTGGGTTTCCTTACGAAGAAGATGTAATGAATAACTCTAACTGGGTATTCTCGTTTCCTCAGAAGTCTCCTGAAGGTTCTTTAACGGTAGATGGCCTTAGTTCTATAGAACAGCTTAAACTTTGGAAGATATATCAGGACAACTGGTGCGAGCATAAACCTTCAATGACATGCTACTACAATGATGATTCATTCTTCGCAGTATGTCAGTGGATATGGGAAAACTTTGATAGCGTTAGCGGCATTAGCTTTCTTCCAGAGTCAGAGCATGTATATAAGCAGGCTCCATATCAAAAGATAAGTCTAGAAGATTATAAAATACTAAATGATAAAATGCCTTTAGCTATGGACTGGGACTTAGAAGAAGATGATGACAATACAGAAGGTATGCAGACGCTTGCTTGTGTATCAGGAGTGTGTGAACTATGATTAAGAAAATTGTAGAATATGTTGAAAACATTTTCATGGATCTTTACATGGGATACGTTACAGAACATGAGCAGTTGGCTTTGATTGGTTTATTTCTTTTTGTTCTAGGTGTAATGGTATTTATTCTTGCTTAAAGTTAAACTTATACATAAAATGGGAAGCGATGTAACGGTTGTTAATGCAGCCCGAGTATCCTTTAATAAAAAGATTACGAAGATGCGTAAAGCTGATGAGAAGCTTATAGCTTATCTAGCTAAACATAGGCACTGGACTCCTTTTGGACATGCTCAACTACAGTTCAGAATCTCAGCACCTGTGTTTATTGCTAGACAGTTAGGCAAGCATCAAGTAGGATTAGTCTGGAACGAAGTTAGTAGAAGGTATGTAGACTCTGATGTCTCTTTCTATACTCCTCCGGTATGGAGAAAAAGAGCAGGGAATAAAAAACAAGGGTCATCTGATGATATAATTGTGTACGATGATATTCTTTTTTCTAACTACACAAAGCTTTTAAAAGCTTCAGAACTGTTATATGATACACTCCTTGAGAAAGGAGCAGCCCCAGAGCAAGCTAGAATGGTTCTGCCTCAAAGTATGATGACAGAATGGATTTGGACAGGATCTCTTGCAGCTTTTGCTAGAGTAGTAAAGCTAAGAGATCACGATGATGCCCAGAAAGAGTGTCAGGAGGTTGCTCAACTTATAAGTGAAGAGGTAAAGAAAACTGAAAACTTTAAAATATCTTGGAAAGTTTTAACTGAGGAGAATAACTGATGGACTACTTAGTAGCTCTTAAAATGACTTACGAAGCAGAGATAGCTACAGCTACTGCTAACTTAGAAAACTACCTATACAACTCTGTAGGTGTTGCAGAACATCCTGATATTATAAAATCTATGGATGCTATGATTGAAAAAATAGCTGCTGCTAGAGAAAAAATTTTAGTAATAGAAGAAAAACTTGATGAACGAAGCTAATATTATATCTTTTAAAATCTTTATAGATCCTTCTGGAAACTTGATGAGTGAGTACTCAAAGTTTCCTAAAGAAGAAGTAGATAATATTTTCTACAAAGAAGATGTTATCTCGATAAAAAAGATTTTAAAAGAACTTGAGCCTAAGCTTGAGAACTTACACAAGTTTATAGAAGATGAATTAAACGCTCTTAGCTAACAGCTTGAATATTTAATTTTTGCTTCATTACTATCTTATTGCTGGTTTCTAGAATAACTGCACTATGTTGTTGTATCAAAGATAAAATAGTTTTCTTCATGCTCTCATCTTCGTATTGTAAAGATTCTGAAAGAGTTGTTCCTAAGTGAGAC